CGTATGTTCCCTACCATGAACTGAGGAAGGCATTATGTCCGCATTGAAAGCAACCAACCCGACGCTCATCGACGTTGCCCGGCGCACCGATCCGGATGGCAAAATCGCGACGATCGTCGAGCTGTTGAACCAGTCAAACGACGTGCTCACTGATATGAGCTGGGTCGAGGGCAACCTCGAAACAGGCAACAAGACCACCGTGCGCACCGGCATTCCGGTGCCGACCTGGCGCAAGCTGTATGGCGGCGTCCAGCCCACAAAGTCCACCACCGCGCAGGTGCAGGACTCGTGCGGCATGCTCGAGGCCTACGCTGAGATCGACAAGGCGCTGGCAGATCTGAACGGCAATACCGCGGCATTCCGTCTGTCTGAAGACAGCGCGATCATCGAGGGCATGTCGCAGGAGCTGGCGCAGACGCTGTTCTACGGAAACGAGGGCAGCGAGCCGGAGGCGTTCACTGGATTGGCGCCGCGATACAACTCGTTGTCTGCGCAGAATGCGGACAACATCGTCAACGCAGCCGGTGATAATGCGAGCTCGAACACATCGATCTGGCTGTGCGTGTGGGGCCCGCAAACCGGCTTCGGCATTTACCCCAAGGGCAGCAGCGGCGGCCTGAAGATGACCGACAAGGGTCAGGTAACGATCGAGAACGTCGACGGCAGCGGTGGCCGGATGGAAGGCTACCGCACGCACTACCGCTGGGATGCAGGCCTCACGATCCGTGACTGGCGCTACTTCGTGCGCGTCGCAAACATCAAGATCAGCGACCTGGCTACGGTATCGAACACGAAGAACCTGATCAACTGGATGGTGCAGGCAAGTGAGCGCATTCCCAGCTTCGGCAAGGGACGTGCATGCTGGTACGTAAACCGCACCATCCGCGAGAAGCTGCGGCTGGGGATCCTGGAGCGCGTGGCCAACAACCTCTCGTGGGAGACAGTGGAGGGCCGGCGCGTAATGACGTTCGATGACATTCCGGTCCGCCGGACAGACGCGATCGTCAACAACGAATCGCTGGTCGCCTGATCGGTCACGACACACACGGAGTACACACCATGATTCTCGACGCACGAGCCGAATTCTGCGACGCCGTCGCACTCAACACGGGCGCCGCAGGCACCTACCTGGTCGGAGACCAGATCGACCTGATGATCGCCGGTCAGAAGCTGACTCCCGGACCGATCGGCGCCACCGACGTGCTGTATCTCGTCATCACTGTGGATACCGGAATCAAGGTGGCATCGAGCACCGGCACCGTGACATTCCAGCTCGCATCGGATGATACGGCATCGATCTCGACGAGCACCGCGACGATCCACGCGCAGACACCGGCGTTTGCCACGTCCACGACGTCAGACGCTGGCGCGCTCAAGCCTGGCGCTGTGCTGGCGGTGATGGAGATCCCCCAGGCGTTCAATTACGAGCGGTATCTCGGGATCCTGCAGATTACCGGGTCGACTGCCGTGAGCGCTGGCAAGATCAACGCGTTTCTGGTGAAAGACCCGGCCCAGTGGGCTGCGTATGCGCAGGGCTGATGAGGTTGCAGCATGAGAGTCGTGGCTATCGAGATGGGCTTTTATGGCGGCCACCGAATACGGCCCGGGCAAGAGTTTGACGCTCTCGACGGAGATACTGCTCGGTGGTTTGTGCCAGTGAGCAGCGCCCAGGCCGAAGAAGCGAAGAAGCAGGCCGTCAAGCCTGCGATGCCTCGCACGCTGTCCGAGATGGGAAAAGCCCGTGCGAGGAGCGCGACTGATGACGGGATCGCCTGATGGCGACCGTTGTTCCAGTCACTACGTTCCCGTATGAGACATCCCTGGATGTAGCGGTAACGACCTGGTACGGGATGGGGAAGGATGACGACGGCGAGCCGGTGCAGCTCGCCGTTTTTTCTGATCGCTCTGTCCAGATTGCAGGGGCGTTCGGCGGCGCGAGCATCACGATCGGCGGAAGCAACGACGGCGTCACGTATCACGCGCTCACCGACACGGCAGGGGTGCCGCTGACGCTCACCGATACGGCGCTACGCCAAATTGTGGAGCTACCTGTATGGATCAAGCCAAGAGTGTTTGGAGGCAGCCCGGCGACCAACCTTGCCGTAATAATTGCCGGGCGCCGATCTCTTTGAGATGGGCGATTGACGCATGAATGTCGTCGAGCTCACGAAGCGGCACGAGGGATTTCGGCCGCATCCGTATACGTGCACGGCCGGGAAAGTCACCGTCGGATATGGCCGCAATCTGGACGATGTGGGCCTGGATGAGACAGAGGCAACCTACCTGCTCGAGCGCGACATCGAGCGTGCCCGCGCCGTGTTGCGGCTGGAGCCGTACTGGATCGACCTCGGCGATGTACGGCAGGCCGTGCTGCTCGATATGGCCGTCAACCTGGGCCTCGCCGGCCTCGCGCGATTCAAGCAGATGCGCGTCGCACTCACGGCTGGCGACTACATGCGCGCGGCTGCCGAGATGGTCGATTCGCTGTGGTATCGGCAGGTGGGTGAGCGATCGCGTCGCCTGGCCAAGATGATGCGTACAGGGGAGTGGCCGGGATGATCGCAACACTGGCCGACCTCTGGTACGTCGTGAGCCTTACTACAGGCATCGCCACGCTGTGCATGTGCGAAGAGGACGCGTGCAGCGAGGCCGCCGCATACGATCGGCTGTGGCCGGCAGCAGCGCCTCACATCGCGACCCGGCTGCATCTCGTGGATGCGGTGCGGGATGGCGACCGTTCCGAGGATCTGCTCGAAATGGTGGGTGCATGACCGCGTGGCTGCTCTCCCGCCTGCCGCATATCGCTGTTGCCGCAGCAATGGCAATCGCCATCGGCTACACGTACCACACGGGCAGATCACACGGCAGAGCGTTGGCCGAGCTCGAGTGCGCGCAGATCCAGCAACAGCGCGATGCGCGCGACGCCGAGGCAGCCAGGACGTGGACCGCGCACCTGGAGGCGCTCGATCAGCAGCGCAGGACCGCAGAGGAGCGCGCAGCACGTGCCGCGACGCAGACCGTGACCGAGTACCTGCCCGGCAGGCTGGAGGTGCGCCGTGAGATCGTGGAGCGTGCTGTGTATCGCGACTGCGTTGTGTCTGTCCGCATGCGCGACGCCCTCAACGCCGCCCTCAGCGGCCATCCCGTCGCAAATGGAGTGCCCGAAGCATGAACTACCACTGGTAGTTCGCGTTGCTTGTCCAGACCGTCTTGATCCTCTCGAAGGCCCGTCGATGGGCGCGCTCGCGGAAACCCTTTACGACGTGGCGCAGCAGTACCACACGTGCCGGCGCGCGGTGATGGAGGCGTGGCGATGACCGCCCCCTTGGCTGCCATCGCATCCCTGATCGCGCTCACCTACGCGCTGCGCGTGGTGTGCCGGCAGGATCGGCGCAGGCCTGCTCTCGACTCCCGGCGTCTGGTGGTGCATATCTGGTGGATCGCTGTCGTCGCGACGCTCGCGGCCACGGTGATCGAGATAGGCGATCTGCCGCACGCGGACGCCGCACACGAGGTGTGGCATTTTGTGGTGACAACTTGCGCCATCGGCACGATGGCCGGGCTGCGCGTAGCCGGCGGGAGGGTGTGGTGAGCGTAGATGTCGATTCGGTCCGCGAGCTGTTGGCCGCGGTAAAAAGCGGCGTTCTTGCTGCGTTTGGCGGACTGGTCGGGTATTTGGTGGACGTGAGCCACGATCCCGATAAGACGTTCTCATGGATCGCCTACGGGATCTTTGTCCTGTGCGCGTTTTTTGTGGGCCAGGTGCTGGCCGACTGGCTGCCTTCCGATCTGCCTGGTCGCGGCGGCGTCATCATGGTCGCCGGCACGTCGGCGTATCCCGTTCTGCAGGCGCTGCGCTCGCAGGCGATCACAATCACGCAGAAATTCGGCAAATGAGGGCATCGGCATGACCGATGCACGGACCCACCTCAAAGGCCTGGAATTGCTGAAGACGGGTGACGTATCGGCCATCAAGGCTGTATTTGAATTCTGAATTGGAGGCCGACAATGGGAGCAGGGGGATTTATCGTTTGTCATCCGATA